TGAAACAACACCTGCAGTACTTGTAACTGTTATGTTAGCAGCAAGGTTGAAGTTCTTTTCAAATGTGAATACAACATCAGATCCTGGACCAGCTTTAGTTAAAGTGTGACCAGTTTCAGTTGCACCTGGAGTCATTGAAATACCATAACCAGATGAAGTAGCAGATATCTTAACACCAGAAGTATTTGAACTTACTACGTAATAAAGAGTGTTACTTGTAAGACCAGTTACTACAGTGTTACCTGTTCCAACTAGATAAGTGACTTGATCTCCAACAGAATATGGATTGTTTGTTAGAGAGATAAAGTCTGTAAGTGTTATTGAATGACCAGTTTCAGTTACACCGGCTGTGAGATCGATAGCAGATCCACCTCTTGATGTTGAAAGCTTGATACCTGAAGTATTTGAACCTACAACATAGTAGTTAGTGTTATTTGAAAGGTTAGTCAAAGCTGTGTTACTTGCTGCAACGAGATAATTAACAATATCACCATCGGAGAATGGATTTGAAGCTATTGTAATAAAATCTGCTGTTGCATTAACTGCAGTGTTTGAATTGAATGTTGCAGTTATTGAAGAAGTATCTGAATTAGCATTAAATGCTCTTACTACATCAGATGCAGAAGAGAATGAATGACCAGTTTCAGTTACACCTGATGTTAGTGAAATTGATGAGTGAGTTCCACCTGGAGGTGTTGCAGAAACATAGAATCCAGATGTATTTGCACCCTTGACATAATATGTAGTATTGTTTGATAGACCTGAAAGAGCAGTGTTACCAGCAGCTACAAGATATGTTATTGCTTGACCGTTAGCAAAAGAATTATTTGCTATTGTTACAAAGTTTGTTGCAATATCTGTATTTGAATTGAATGATACTGTAGCAGTTTCTACATTCTTGGAAATTGCAGATACCTTAAGCTCTTGATATCCAAGATTTGTATTACCAACTGTAACAATATCACCTACAGTAAACATATTGTAGATTGCATTTGCTTCTACGTCTGAGTTAGCAGATAATGTTGCAACGTTGCTACCTACTGTAAATGTAACGTTTGCTTGATCTATATTTACGCTACCTTGTGTATTTGCATATGAAAATACATTTTGATTATATGCATTTGCAGAATCGCAAACAGAAATCTTTAGTGAATTACCAAATTCACCAGGATTTCTTGCTATGTAAAGAATGCTAGAATCAAATCCAGATGCTGAAAGTTCTGTGTAGTTATCAGTATTTTTTACTGAATAAGTTGAAGAACCTTCGTTGATTGAAGAAGTGTTAGCTGTAGCTGAAACAATCTTGATATCAGAATTTGATGTAGTTGTGTTACCAGCACGAACTACATAAAGCTGATTACCATAAGCTAGAAATGATGCAGCTGTATAGTATGTTTCGGCGTTGTAATTTGATGGCTTGCCGAAAATTTTAGCGAGTGTTTGTTCAGAATCGATTAGAATTCTTTCATTAACTGGACCCCAATTGAAAAGACCTGCAATTGCACCTTCTGTTGTAGCAACTGCTGGCACTACTGTGGTCAAATCAATTTCTGATACATTAACTCCAGGACTGATTTGAAATGCCATAATTATCTCCTTTTATTATAAATATACTTCAATTTGTCATATATTTATAAAATTCTAGTTTTAAGATCTGAGAAAACGTTCGAACTCACCAACTGATAATATTTTGTTAGTATCATCAGATGGATTTCCATCATCTAATAAACCAAACGGTGTCAGTTCCTCTTCATAGTATCTATCATTCTCTTCTAGGATTTTCTGACGAATATCAACATTAGAAACATCTTTAAAGTAATTTTGACTTATCATCCAAGAAAATAATACCAAGCACATAACAAGATCGTCATTATGACCATCTTCAGCATTATATGAACTTCCATCAACAACAAACGTGGATAATTGATCAATAAGATCAAAATCTACAAATGATAGTTTTCCATTTTCCACTAAAGCTTTGAGGTTAGCACAACCTATTCTTTTTACTATTTTGGAAGTCTTAATACCCATTCTAGTTTGTTTGGCATGGCCAGTTCCAAGTTGGGTTCCTTTTTTACCGCTTGTTTTTGTAATCACTATATTTTCATATTCTAAATCTTCGTGCAATATGTTAACAACCTGAGATCCTATATTAATTTCTACTAATATAGCGGCTGTATTGTAATATCTACCCACATTAGCTAATAGTGTCGGAAGTAACAGTTCTGATATAGTGTTATTTTTAAAAGTTGCAACTACCTTATATGGAACAACAGAACAATCTACAATTGTAAAAGCAGAATAATCTTGACCTAAACCTTCAGAAACGTCTACTACTAATGCATATACATGACCTTTAATTGGTTCCTCATATATGTTTACGCCATGCTGAATAGATATTGGTTTTTTATAAACCATCTTTGATAAAAATGTTGGATGAATTAAAGTATTAGATGACCCTAGAAACTCACACTCAAACTCCTGTCTAAACTGATCTACAGAAGTAGTTCTAATCATTAGTTCCTTCCAAGCTTCATCTCTACCAGGAACATCGGACCAATGAACATCTAATCTAGCATAATCATTGTTTCCATTTACAGAATCCATCCATAATTTATAGAAAAGATTCATTCCGTTAGGTGTAGAAGTAATTAATAGCTTTGAAGTATTACCTGAAGTAATTGTAGGGAAAACTGAAGCAAAGAATGCATCCTGTACATTTCTTGGTACGAAAGCAAACTCATCCAAATAAACAAGATTATAAGATTGACCACGAACAGCAGACGAAGATGTAGCAGAAGCTAGTATCTTAGAACCATTTTCCAATTCTATGTTACCTTTATTCCACTCTATTATACCTTGTTGCAACCATTTTGGCAACCATTCATATGCTAGTTGAACACGTGATAATATTTCTCTAGCTTGTACTTGTTTGTTAGCAAGAACTGCAATATTATAGTTTTCATTAAAAAGAATCTTATGAAGTAGATAACCAACAACGCCAGTAGTCTTACCAACCTGACGAGGCATCTTACATATTGTAAAACGATTATCATCAAATACCTTGAACATATTCTTTTGGTATTGAAATGGTCTAAAAGATACTAGACCTTTATCAACTGATACAATCTTTACGTATTTTTCACAAAAATATTCTACATCTTGGGAGCATTTAATATACTCCTCAATTTGATCCTTTGTGTATTGAATTTTTACATCTTTACTTTTTAGGTTTTTATTACCTAGATATATCTCGCTCATTCGTGATCGCTCTTTTAATTTCCACGACTTTTTCTTTTTCTATAAGCTCGATACAAAGATTAGTTATATCTATATCTTTTTGTAAGAAAAACATCTTACGTTTTAATATCTCAAGCTGATCATTATAAAATTTTAATTCTTCTTCTTTACGTCTTTTAGTTTCGTAAATATCAGTAAGTAGAATTATCTTACTTTCACTCATCTCTCTTATCTTTTATCATTTTAAGTAAATCAGCAGAAGTTAAAACTAAATTATTATTTGTAATATTTTTTTGTTCTGGAACATCTTCTTTATCTATATCTTTTTTAGCTTTTGCTAAAGCAAGAAGATCTTTATTTGTTTCTGCCATTGTTTTAATAAGATTAGTTACAACTTCAAAAGCACGTGCTGATTCTGATTGTTTAGCTATATCTACGATATGTTCTAATGCATCATTACCTTTTTCAATAATATCATAAAGGTTTCTACGTGCATATTCATAATCATTATTTTTTTCTGCTTTAATTGCAGGCATAACTTGCATAATAGGTTTATTTGTTTCCAAAGGTTCCATTCCTAACGAATTAGCAATGGGATCATGCTTAGGCATCTGGATAATCCTCATAAGTTACAATATAGCCATAGTTATCAGTTTCATCAATTAATGAGTAAGCAACAGATTGATTTATATCTGTTGTAGGTTGACCATTTGCAGTTAACCCAGGTTGTACTGTAGTAGAAGATGCTCTGTTTGTTGCATCCAAAGGTGAATATGTACTAACTTCTGAAACTTTAATAATTTTAGCTTGAGTTACTGGACCGTAGAAGTATGCTTTCATAACGAATTCTAAATTATAAACTATAGCTCTTCTTGCAGTAAAGTCAGCATTGTAATTGTCTTGTACAGTAACATCTGTTAGAACAACTGGAATATCAGTTATATCATCAAAATCTTCTAATAGCTTAGCACTCACTGTCCACTCTGGTGTAAAGTAAGGAAGAATTTGTTCTACAATCTTTGTTCCGTCTTCAGTTGTTTTAGTTAAAATTGATAGTGAAAAATGTATATCATACGGAACAGGATTATATACTTTTCTGTATACGTTACTTCCATTGATATTATTAAGTGTAGCTTTTCTACCAGTAGTTGTTAATTTTCTATTAGGTGCATATCTGAGAGATTTTATTTCAAAACCTATTCTTGGAAGTATTGATGAGAATTTTGCAATTGCTTCAGGATTATCTTCTGGACGAGCTAAGAAACGATCTCTTGGACCATATACAATAGGAACTTTTATAGTAGATTTATTTCCGTTGGAATCTACTCTATCCAATCTTATATTATTAAATAAAGTTCCAAAAACTATTACATATTTTTTAAATAGTGAGTGATAAAAAGGAACGCTAAGCATTATGTTCTTGTTCCTTCAGAGAAAGGATCAAACTCTGTAAAATCAACAAATGATAATGATTCTGATTCAAAATATTCATTTTGTGAAGCTGTATCTATATTAGTAACTTCAAAACTTTCTAGTGTTAAAGTAAATCCGCTTTCAGTAGCAAGTGAATTATCACTTTCTGTTAATATGTCAAAGTTATTAGTTACCATGCTCAAAGCATTATAAGTTTCATCAATAGTAGGTATTCCAGTTTCAAATGTTTCAGATGAATACTCAAATAACTCACAAGTCATCTCATATGTTTGAAG